GTCGAGATGGAGAAGATTAAAAAACTAATCGCGTCGTAAAAGTATCGCTACATGATTGACGGTGGCGGATGATGTGTGATAGACAAGGTAAATGTCTACGCCATCAACATGGAATGAAGCCGCACAAGAAAAAACAGCTCATCTCTATCTATCGATGGAAGATAGGCATGTCAATGTTGCGAGCATTCGTTACGTCTTTGAACGCCTGTCTGCAAAATATTTTTACGACGTATCTCCGGAAACAAAAAACCCAGTTCATGAATTGTGGACTGAAATAGGTACAAAAGCTCTTACCTGGGGACAAAAAAAGAACATCGTAATTAACCAGAAGAATCTCCTTGCAACTTTAATCAGTAAGCAACGGGACTATGGACATCAGAACATTGCCAAATATGGTCGCGAAGGTTTAATTATTCGAGTACACGACAAAATTGCTCGCCTTGAAAACCTGACCAAGAATGACGTAATGAAAAATGCACAGAATGAGCCAATCTCAGACACGATTCTTGATATTGCTGGCTATTCAGTAATTGGCATGATGTGGGAATCTGAAATTTTCCTGTTACCACTCATATAAAAGGTGTGGTGGGGGGAGTTCTAACATGGAAACCTACCACTACCACTGAACTGCAACCCCCACCACTGCTACCGTCGGGCGAGAAGGGGGAAAACCCTCCGGTAACGCTTTATAGAATAGCTCTTCCGGTTTAGTTATGGCAGCACTAGCGGGGCTAACACCCGGCCGCCGGCCTAGTTCTGGTGACGGTGGTGTATGAGTGTCAGCGCCAAATGTAAAAGCGTCGTCTACAGCCGTTCATAGACCAATGACTCGCGTGCAATCCAACAAGCAATATCGTGGGGAAAAATTATTATCGAGAAATAAGCAGTTAGTACTACAATTCGTTTCCCATCGAGAATGCGCAGCTATCGCTGCCGCATTTCGAGGGGTTACCCATATTTTTGGAAGGCAAGTTTGTTTACTTACACATCCAACGACCATCAGTACCGTTTTCCCAGTTACTGGTTGTACTCGTTTTCCAACCAGGGGTCATTCACGTTGGTAACTACTAACCCCAAATAGAAATTAGACCAAATTTTCAAATCGTGTCAAGCATGGCTGGATGTGACTCTCGTCACCTTTTGACAATGGTCCCTGAACGCTGTATCATGACGATATGCCTACCGCTAAACGTCGAAATGTACCGGATTCAGTGCTTGAACAAGCCGCTAATGCATCACCACAGGCCATAGAAGCCCTTTGGGAGCTCTGGAAAGGCGTGCATGCATCAAAACTGGGCAGAAAGTACAAGATGGATGCCCGGCGCGAACAGGACATTGCCATTGCCTTGGTAACCCATGGCCTCGAGACCTGCGCGCGCGCAATCATAGGTGCCTACTTCTCACCCTGGCATATGGGGGACAATCCGGCAGGCAAGCTGTACTCGTCCATCCAGCTGATACTGCGCTACGGCGAAACATGGCGAGTTGACAAATTCGTAAAGCTCTATATAGCTAATAGCAATGACTCAAAAGCGCTACGGGAAAAGCATGGAACTCTTGTTGATATGATTTTGTGCCCTACTGTGACGGTGGTAGAAGAAGTAGTGGAGGAGAAGTAGTGGAAGACGATGAATTGCTGGAAATAGTAGAACACATCCACATACACTGGAACACCCGCCTGTCCAGTACCAATAAAGTGCGCAAGCTCATACTCGAGGTATGGAAAAGTGCACTACATGATTTACCACACTCCCTGGTAAAACGCGCTGTATTAGAAATCGCTTTGGCGGAAACTTTTATGCCTCGCCCAGCACAAGTCCGGAAAAAGGCCATTCAGCTTTCCGGTACGGTGGTTCCCCCGCTGGAATCAGCGGCTGCCTGGGCGGAGGTACAAAAACTCGCCAGAAGCGTTACGAGTGGGGCCATAGACAATCACAAGGTTGACCCCCATGTATTGACAGCGATAAACAAGATGGGTGGATTGGCGAGTATCGCCCACTCCACAAACGGCGACAGAACACAATTTTGCGACGTATATGCGGCGGTTGTAACAGAATGGGAGTCCCAGGCGTACGCCTTTGTGGACTAATATCTGCTCATGCGAAAACGCATGGGACGACCAACAAAAATAGCTACTGGTGAATTCTCTACTATTACCATTCGCATTCCGGCAGATAAAAAAAACTTCATAACCAATTTGGCTGATGGCTATGACATGACCATCACCGAATATCTGCTCACCCTTGTGGAACGCGATGCCTCTGAAACCCCAACGCGCTAAACATCCTGACGGAAACTACAACTTAAACGTAGTTATACCCGGATGGTTAAAAAATCAAATCGTAGACCACTGCAAGAAACTCGGCATCACTATTCAAGACTGGGTTGGTGCACGTTTACTTCTTGACATACGGGAAGAACGCGGACTACCTGCCCCACCAGAACCAATAAAAGGAATACCAGACGTAGTTGATGTCGTACGGGAATGGGCTACCGGCGACCGACTAATACAACCCTGCGGAAAAACTGACTGTGAACCGGAATGGCAGCAATTACAAAAGATGAAATTTTGCAAGAAATGCGGCATTCGGGGACTTTAAAGGTTTTATTCTTCAGTCTTTGAGTTGCGTTTAATCATTCCACATCTGTGAAAGCGTTGGTCTGATTGGAGCGATGCCCCTACGCCTTTGTTCTGCATGGAGCTGTCTTGATGTCATTCCTGCCCAGATACCGTGCATGTCGGCAACTGGAAATTCCAACGCGTAGTCGAGACACTGCTCTGCCACTGGGCATGTTGCGCACAGTGCCCTAGCCTCTGGAATGTAGCTAATGTCCTTATGGGACTTGGGAAACATCATGTATGTCAAGCCCTTACACTTAGCGAAGTACATCCAGCCTTTATCTTGTATATCACTTGCTGTGACTACGTTTGGTATATTTGGTTCGTCCGACATTTGGGGTAACTTTCTTTATTGGTGTTGCCTGTTTCTTCATGCCGGAACTCTCTTGTACATACGTGTGATATGGCGCACCAGTATGTACATCGAACTTAGATGCTGCTGATACTGCTTTTGTTGCAGCTGCCTTTGCTACAGATATGTCAAGAGACTTTTTCTTATTGAGCAACGTGTGTAGTGCCCCAAGGGCGTAATCTCCCCCTGAACCGATTGCGTAATACCCATTTGAGTCAGAAGACCATGCGTAGTCTCCGTCAATTACATAAATAACTCCGTGTATAACTGCAAGAATCACTGAATCGTGTTCCGCAATATGAGCCCCTTCTCGCTCTGGAGTTGCATATCCCTGTTTCTCGAAGGCTTCGCGCAGGACAGGTATGAACTTGGTGGTTATGAAGTAATCAAGCTTTTTGCCCTTCAGGTTGTTTGGAGGGGTAGGTGGAGTAAATGCGTGATGCAGAATGTTGATTGCCCTTACATCTCCAGCTGCTCCAAGCAGATAAGGTCCATTTTGGGAAACCTTTGACAAATTGTTCCCTAAGTGAGAAATTGGTGAAGCTACGCCATCATCTGACATAGATACAATTCTGGAGTCTGCTGCTACTACAGCAAAGCCATCTCCTTGTATCGCTACGATTGTTGTCATTGTTGGACGTTCCTTTATCTATGAGTAATGCCTGTCCGGTATTTAGGAACCGCATAGGAATTATTGCGGCCGCGGGAACCTACTTTGCCTTGTATTCTGTACCGCGAAGAACACCCCATCCGTTATAGATATGCATGACCTCATACGAGAATTTGTGGTCACCCCTATCCTCGTATGTAACGACTCCAAGTCCTTGTTGCCAGTCCTCAACAACAGTTAGCGGTCGTCCGTCTAGGTCTATTCCTCCCTTGGTTGATGGCACTGCCCCATCTATGCGGGCGAGACATCCCGGGGACGCTGCCATGATGGTTTTGGCGCCCTCGAAGTCTCGTCGAGTCTTGAACGCCGTCTCGACACGATGAATGTGTCCATAAATAACGGAGGTTTTTTCAGAGTTGAGATATAGGTGGGCGGTAGAGCCATTTGACTTGACTCTTGTTCCATGGATTACGCGTAGTTTTTCATTAATCCAAAATTCGCCCGCCGGATAGCCCGGTCGGTATTCCACATTAAAATCATCAAAGCGACAGAGGCTTGGAATTGACATAACCGGCCAAGACTTTGGAGCATCTCCCTTGCGGAGCCCGAATGTTGCTTTGGCATTATCCAGAATGAAGTTGGGTAGCCGCTCTTCGTGGTTACCAGCCATCCAAACTATTTTTGCTCGCGGAGCAGCTGAGCGAAGTTGCGCCGCAAAGACCGTGGCCCTATCTACCGAGGCTTGCGTAGTGAGCGCAAAAGCTGGGCTTGTCCGATACTTTCCCAGTTCGGGAAAGTCAATGTTGTCGCCAACACACACAATAATCTCTGGCTTGATATCGGCAATGACCTGAAGGGCTACGGAAATGGCGAGCTCGTCGTGGGTGGCTTCAAGCTGCCCATCACTGCGACGATAAAAGCCAATCTGCGCGTCGGGAACTATGACTGCTTGTTTGTATGGCTTTACAACCTTCTTGACATTGGGCATCTTGGGAAGCTTGATGGACGGACCAGGTTGAACAACAGGCCATTCTGGACCCTCCTCGAAAGCAGGACTGAATTGAAAGTGCCAAAGGTCGTGAACTTCAGCCTCACCCTCAAGGTTTTTGATGAGAGTCTGTGACGTAGAAACCTTTTTGATTTCTCCGATATCATCGGGGTCTATCCCTTTTTTTCGTAGTGTTTCAGCTAAAGCATTTAGGAACTGCTGGCGCTGTTTATCAATAGCTGGTTGATTAGCTACTTTACTCAGCTTTGAGGCAAGGCTGTTTTGGGGGGTCATTTGGTCTCCTGTATTGTTGGAAAGCATTTGCATTTATCTTTTGTTTCTTCTGCAAAACAATGACGATGCGCGCCGATGGCTTCCCGTGAAATGATTAAACCCTCTGATTTACATACATCCGAAATGGTCTTATCCCCAACCTCACTGCGCATAATGTCTTCAAATGCCTGGCGGGTTTCTGTGTCCATTTCGTTACAAATGCGCCCTACAATGCAAGGTTTTTTTGCTATCAAATCCTGCAACTTGTTCTTAAGCATTATGAGCCCCCATATGCATCAATGAGTAGGTTGTCGCCCGCAGGCGGACAAATGTGTAATCGTGCATCGTGTATATTAAATCACATGTATGTAACTGGGTCAAGCATCCCAGTAAAGGGGTTGTCTAAATGAAAGAAAACACAGAAGTGAATAAACAATTAGTTACCCCAATTGAAGTGTTAATCAAACAAAGCTCTCATCTTAGTCCAGAGGAGCTGGCACAGAAAATAGTTGCCGCCGTATCTAGCACCAAAGGAATCAGCTACAGCACAAGCGGGGAAATAGCTTTATTGTCCGCTCCAGCTCGGACCCTTATTACGATTGTTCAGCAGCCAGGAATTACCGTAAGGGCACTTTCTATTTATTTGGGCATATCCGAGGCGGCAGTGTTGAAGTCACTAAAAATACTTCTCGACAATAACCTTATAGCAAAGACAAAAGTCAATGGAAAAAATAATTACATAGTTGTAAAAGAATCATTCGAAAAACACAGTGATATCATGCAATTACTGGCTGCCACTGTGATTGTGTCCAAGATGAGACAATCAGTGGATGACGACATCTTCCTATGACCACCAAGATATTTTGCATAGATTGATGAATAGGCATCCAAACAATTACTCAGACATTGAGCTTCTACGCCTTGCCGTCGAAGAAATCAAGAAGCTTAGAGCGGTAAACGCAGAATATAAAAGAAGATATGATGAAATGGTGACAAAAGTAGAGAGTTTACAGAGAGAACAATTTCATGAGTGATGCACCAGACAATATCGACGCCGCAATGGACGCTGTTGCCTCATCAATGTCGCTATCTCGGAAAAGAATTGGAACCGGCAATCCCGGCGAACCAACACAAAAACAAGTTCTGATAAGAGCGACAGAAAAAGACCATGCTCGCTGGAAACAAACTGCTGAAATAATGGGGATTTCCTTAGCGGAAATGATTCGAGAGCTGTGCAATAAGGTTGCTAGTGAAACATTAGACTGTCAACACCCAATTGAATTTAGACTTACATACCCATGGTCTGAATTCTGTCAAAAATGCAATCTTCGATTAAGGTAGGGAACAAAATGATAAGCACAAACGAAGAACTTTACTATAAGTCTTTTAATGACTTTCTTGCAGACGCAAGCATAGTTTACGAAAAGCTGAAGGGCAATGGATTTGACCACAGGTATGGTCAGGTATATTTCAATCTTTTGGTCGAACACCGTCCAGACATATCTGAAAAAATTCGCGGCACAATGCTTGACCCATTTTACAAAGAATTTGTCAAGACAGAAACACATCAATTTGTGGAGAAATCTTGGTAGGTAAAGATGTCGGTAAGAATTATTCCAAATTTACCGATTGGCAACGTGCCCAAAACACCGTTGACTCCATTTGGTGCTTACTCGACTTTGATTGCTGATGAAACACTAATTAAATACGCCGAAAAACTTGGACAGCCATTTGGATACATACAAGAACAAAATGGACAGCTAATTCAAAATATTGTTCCTGTTCATAAATTGGAGTTTGACCAAATATCATCTTCGTCAAAAGCAGAATTACAAATGCATACGGAAACAGCATTTCATCCGTACATGCCCAAATATGTTCTTCTACTGTGTCTTCGCGGTGATATCACTGCGGAAACAACTTACGCACTCTTAGAAGACATTTTGGAAAATCTTGACGATTCCGTGATATCGCTTCTTAAGACCGATAGTTTTTGCACAAGTATCGACCAAAGTTTTCGTACAAAATCGGAATGCGATGTGTTTATTCGTAAACAAATAGTAAGCAACGACGAACAAAAACTTATCTATGATTCTGAGCTTATGAAACCACTTAACAAAAACGCTGGCTATGCGCTCTCTCAAATGAGTACAGCTATTCAAAAAGTCAAGCGCAGCATCGTGCTGAAAACAGGGGACTTGATGATAATTGATAATTACAAAACCATCCATGGACGCAAACCGTTTCAAGCAAAATATGATGGCACTGACAGATGGCTAAAAAGATGTTTGGTTCTAGAGGCGCTCCCGCCCAAAAACGAATACGAGGGTCGTGTTATCACAACAGATATCCAGAGCTTTGGCATGCCAGAAGTAGACTTGAAACATGCGTCGGTAGCTCAGTTGGATAGAGCGGAACACTTCTAATGTTTAGGCCGGGGGTTCGAATCCCTCCCGACGCGCCATGAAACACATCATTCACGTTCATCAGCAAAAAATTAAAAAAAATCTTGCTGCGATTATTGACAGAACCTATAAGGGGTCAAAACACAGCCGTAAATTAACAGTAGTATGTCCACATTGCGGCAATGATGCTGCAACCGTTGTTCAATCTGAAACTCCAGATAGTTGCGGCGCAAGAGTATGGATAGAGGCACAGGAGGTAAGACAGCCATGAGTGAATTTGGATTTGTGAGACTTGATGGGTCAATGGCAGACGATTTATCTGTTGTCAACTCTGCGCGTGTTTCCTTCGCTCAGTCTTCAGTCGAGTTGGACGAAAAAGCAAAAGGTTTAATAAATTTCTTAATGCGTGAGCGTCATGGGACCCCTTTCGAACATAACTCTTTTCGGTTTCATGTAAAGTGTCCACTATTTGTTGCCAGAGAGTGGTTCCGTCATCGGATTGGGTCTTTTAACGAATTTTCTGCTCGATACAGTTTCGTAGAAGATGACTTCTTTGTGCCAGCCAAAAGCCAGGTACGCACTCAGACCGGGAAGCCGGGAGCATATGTTTTTGAGTCAGTCAATGAAGATTTGGCAGAAAATACCATTCTTCACATTGAAGAAGTGAATGCCTACTGCTATGAAATTTATGAGAAATTGGTAGACAAAGGGGTAGCAAAAGAGCTTGCTCGCGTTGTTCTTCCTATGGGTATGTATACACAGTTCTATTGGACGGTC